ACAATTAATTAGGTTTAGTGTCGTGATGACAGAGAACAAAAAACAACATAGAAAGGAGGGAAAGCCTTGTATTATTAATTTAATGCAAGGCTAAGCCTATTTATATATATGGGATTCAATTTTAATATATCATTCGGAAACAATAAACTACCTAACTATGTTGAGCGTCTTAACGATGGTTCTTTTTGGTATGGTATAAAAGACTTTTTTAACGATAATTCAGACACTAAATTCGGTTCACATCAAAAGAAGTTAGAATCGGTGTTATGTAATCCAGCAGTTTTAAAAGTATTATCGTTTAGAGCTGATATGTATTCGCAAGTAAAGTTTAATGAATACGCAAATGATAAATTAGTAGAACAAGACTTTTTATATTCTTATAAGAAACAACCGAACCCAATGCAAAGCTGGTTAGACTTACATTGGGATATTTCTTTTAATAGAGATTTAGGAAATGCTTATTTATATGTTGAAAATGATACTTTCTATTGTTTTGGACTTCAAAATATAGAAATAAAAGAAGAACAACTAAAAGAGATTAACAAATATCGTTTTTCAGATTATAAAGTTAAACAAGCAATGAAAGGAACTTTTAAAGCTCGTTTTAATTGTGATGCTGAATGGCAAACGTTTGAACTGAAAAACCTTTATTTATTAAGTGATTTGTCGAACAATGTTAGTGGTAATTGGTTAGCTGGTAATAGTCGCTTAGATGCGTTGTATGACGTTGTACAAAACTCAAAACTATCTTTAAAAGCAAAGAAAAAGAATTTGTTTTTTACGTTCAAGCATTTTGTAAGCGGTGGTTACGATGGTAAAGTAGATGCTAGACCAATGTCAGACGAAGAACAAAAAAGTATTGCTAATAGTTTATTAGGTTCTAAAGATATATTTGCTTCTAAACATAAAATTGAGGTTAAGCAATTAGTTGACAATTTAGCTAACTTAAAATTAGATGAAAGTTATTTAAGTGATTTATCTATTATAGCTAATATGTACGGAATGACTAAAGATATTTTAGATATTTTAACAAAAGGTTCTACTTATGAGAACAAAGAAAAATCAATAGGGGCTTTTATCGATTATTCTTTAATGCCTAAAGTACAGCAACATTCTGACTTGTTAGAGATTATTTTAGATAAGCAAGATATTAGAGGAAGTTTTAAACATTTACCATTTAATGCGGTGTTTGAAGCTGAAAAGGTTACTAATAAAAAGTTAGAATTAGAAGCGTTAAAGATAGCGAGTGAATTAGGGTTTACAAATGTACAAGATGAATTAAAACGCATTTACGATGGATATTAAAGAAATACAAAAGCAACTCGATAAGAAAGATATTTCTCCAGAGTTACGCAAAGCATTAGAGCAAAGAAAAAAGATTTTAGAACACAATAAAGAGGTTAGAAAATGATACAATGCAAAGAATTAAATAAAGAATTTGCAACTAAAGAAGAAATGTTTAAAGAGTTAATAGCTAACAAAGAGCTATTAATTAAAGAAAAACTTTCTCAAACTTATAAATCTTTTGAAAAGGGTTTAGGTTTAGTTGCTAATCAAGAAAACATAGTAAAAGCACTTGAAACAGAAAAGGCTTTTAAAATGGATTCTGACTATTACTATTTTGTTGTTAATAGTGCTAATATACTTGATTCACATGGCGACGTTCACGTTAAAGGGAATTGGGATAAAACAGTAAAAGAACAACAAGGAAAAGTATATTTAGTTTTCGACCATAATTTAAAGCGTTCTGAAATTATTGCAATGAAAGAAGATATTGAAATGTTTACTTCAGACGTTCCATTTTCTTTAATTGGTAAAAATTATGAAGGCAAAAGCTATTCACTTATTTACAAAGTAGCTAAAAACAAAATTGTAAACAAAGAAGCTAAAGAATGGTTAGAGAATGGTTATAGTTTAGAAGCGTCTGTACGAATGCAATACGTTAAGATTGATTTAGCAATTGATTCTAAAGAGCAAGGAAACGAAAAGGAAAAAGAAACTTTCGATAAATATATTGACTTAATAGCTAATAAAAACGATTATGAAAGTATAGATTACTTTTGGGTTGTAAAAGAGGCTAAAAACGTATATGAAAGTTCTTTAGTAATGTTTGGTAGTAATTCAGCAACAGGAGTTGCACAAGAAAATAAAGCAGAAGCCGAAGAAATCACTTCTGAAACACAAGAGCCGACAAAAGTCACTCAACAAGAGGAGCAAGAAACTCCAAAAAGAAAAAGAAGTATAATTTAAAACTAAGAAAAATGTTCGTTTACAAAAACACACAAGAACTTGAAGCAATGACTCCAGAGCAGTTAGACGCTTACAAAACAGAAATGAGAACTCACGAAAAGACTGAGTTATCGAATGAATTAAAAGCTGAACTTTCAAAAGCACAAGAAACTTTGAAAGACTTTTTAGCAAAAGAAGTATCTAACCAATTGTTAGAGCAAACATCTAAAGGAAATGAAGAAGTGAAAACATTATCACAAGAAATCAAAGAAAACAAAGACGCACTTATTAAAGTAGCTAAAGGAGAAACAAAAGAATCAGTTGTTTTAAAAGCTGATACAAACAGAGCATCTATCGCTAATAATCAACAAGCGGTTGACTTGCCAAACATCGGTCAATTAGCTACAAGAAAATTATCATTATATGATATTTTTCCAAAAGTAAGAGTTTCAAGTTCTAACCACAACGGAACTATTCGTTATTATGATTGGGACGAAGATACAATTGCAAGAGCGGCTGCATCGGTTGCTGAGGGTGGAACGTTCCCAGAATCAACTGCTAAATTTAAAAAAGGTTCAGTTGTAATTGAAAAAATCGGGGATACTTTACCAGTAACAGAGGAGTTCTTTGAAGATGAGGCAATGTTTGCATCTGAATTAGGTTTATTCCTTGATACTAACGTTCAATTAGTAGTTGACGACCAATTATGTAACGGAACTGGAGCATCAAACACTTTAGTAGGTTTATATCAATCGGCACCAGCTTATACACCAGTCGCTTCAGGAATTGCAGACGCTAATATCTATGATTTAATTATCAAAGTATCTGAGGATATTACAACTACTGGAGGTTCTAAATATATGCCTAATGCTGTAATTGCTCGTAAAGCTGTAATTAACCAAATGAAGTTGAAAAAAGACGGGGAAAACAACTATATTTTGCCTCCATTTGTTTCTGCTGATGGTAGAAATATTGACGGAATGGTTGTTATTGAGTCTAATATTGCACCAGCTAATACTTTAGTTGTATGTGATACTCGTTTTGGTAAAATTTATGAAAAAGGTGGAGTTGAAATTTCTACTGGAATGGTAGGAAATCAATTTATTGAGGATGCAATGACTTTAAAAGCACGCAAGAGATTAGCGTTCTTAATTAGAGAAGCTGACAAAGGTGGATTTAGAAAAGTTACTAACATCACAACTGCTTTAGCAACTTTAGCATCTTAAATTTAATTAATTATGGCTACTAAAAAGAATGTCAAAGTAGAATTTATATCGGATTTTTCTAATAATAAGAAAGGCGATGTAAAAGAATTTAGCAAAGATATTTCTAACATTTTTATAAATGATTTGAAAGTAGCTAAATTATTTGAAGAAACTAAAAAAGAAGTAAAGAAAACAAAAACTAAAGAGTAATGTATTTAATAGACAAAACATATTTTATCAAAAAGATTAGCGTTGCAAATGCTAATGAACCATTAGGAGACGCAAGTGAAAACCTTGAAATGTCAATTGATAGATATGCACGTCAATTTTTACAACTTACTTTAGGAAATGTTTTATTTACTGATTTAGATAGTAATGTCACAGATGGGGTGTTAGATACACTAGCACCTCAAAAGTGGCTTAATTTAGTTAATGGTTGTACTTATACTTACAATGGTAAAGATTTTGTTTGGAAAGGTTTATTACAAGAAGATGGACTTTATAAGAGTTCAGTTTTAGCACATTTTACCTATTTAAACCAATATCAAGAAGATATTAACTCTTTATTAGGGCAAATTCAAATAGACCCTAAAAATGGCGTTAATGTAGGCAGTACAAATCATTTAGTTGAAGTTTGGAATGAGTTTGTAGATATGTATCAAGGTAGTGCTTGTAATTATCCAGAGAAATCATGGCATAGTGGAGTATTATTTGTTAATTATTACGGAACAGGTAGTGAAAGCGGTTATGTTAGTTACTTGCAATTCTTGAAAGATAATGCAACTGATTACGAAAATGCACCAGCTGGAGTATTAAAATATAAAAATTCTTTAGGTATATGATAATTGGAATAGCTTTAAAAGAAGTATTTAAAGACTTAACATTAAGTGTTAATAATACTGATATTTCTGTACAATTCCATTTTGGCGACCAAAAAGAATTTAATATGTGGGTTGCTTCAAAAATGAAGTCAAACAAACAGAAATACCCTTTAATTTGGTACGTTATAAACAATCCAGAGCCTTTTAATAATGGTAAATTAAGAGTTGAAAGTCAATTAATACTTTTTCAAGGAACTAAACAAGAGCTTTTTAATGATAGTCGTTACGATTATACTTATAAAGATATTTTAGAGCCTTTATATGAATTAGTAAACAAAACGCTATCACAACATCAATATATTACATTGTTACACAAAGGGCAACCAATTCCGTATAAAGACGAGCCAAATTTTGGGGTTGATACAAACGAACCTTTATTAACTTCAAATGATTTTGCAAAAGCAAGTTCAAAACAAACTAAATCAATTACTATTGACGTAGTAGATGCAAAGATTTTAAGATTAAAAATGGAAATTTATCCAAAATGTATAATTTAAAAACAAAAATAAAATGATATTATTTCAAGAATTAGGACAATGCGAAGGCGTTGTTTTAGGAGCAGGTAGAGGAACTTGTCCGATTGGAGATTTAGGTGACTTATTAGGTTTAGGACTAAACGCAAAAGGAACTATTTTAGCTACTACTGCTGGTGGCTATACTGAAACTGTTTTCAGAAACTTAATCACAACAGGTAAAAAGCACCAATTATTAAATATTGATAGCTTTGAGGATGCAACGCCTGAGAATGAGCGTTATACTTCGCCACAAGGTTTTATGAAGTCAGTTCGTGAAGGTAAACCAATGTACAACATTAACTTTAGAAATGGTTATTGTTTTGACAAGGCTTTACAATCAATGAAAGGGCAAGATAGATGGGATGTAGAATTATACTTCTCAACTGGTGTTTTATTCGCTACAAATTCAGCGGGTACACAATTAAAAGGTTTTAACTTAGGAATGTTTGACGCAAACGTGTTTAAATTCTTAAGCGGAACTGATACAGAATTCTCTCGTATTTCTTTACAATTCAAAGATGCAAGTGAGTTTACTGATAAATGGGTATTTATTCCTTATTCAGTTTTAGGTTACAACCCTT